TCTCCGACGATGAGCTACGCTGTCAGTGCGGCTGTGACGAGCTAGCCTTTGATGAAGATTTCCGCGACTTACTTAATCAAATACGGGTTGCCTTTGGCAAGCCTATGTTTATTAGTAGCGGGTATCGTTGTCCTAGCCACCCCATAGAAGCCCGTAAAATCGCCTCTGGCGGCAATGCAGGCACTCATAGCTTAGGGGTAGCCGTGGACGTTGCCGTGTCATACGAAGACGCCTACGAGCTTATAGCAATAGCAATGGCGCATGGCATTAAAAGAATCGGTGTTAATCAAAAAGGCAGTGGCCGGTTCATCCACCTCGATAGTTCTACTAAGCACCCTTCCCCAACCGTCTGGTCATACTAATTACATAACAACACTTGTTATAGATAACATAGTATGTTGTAATTTCCCTTGTGCAATAACGCACTAAGGGAGAAAACTAATGGAAAGACTAAATATAAGCACGGCTCACGAGGTCTATGAATTGATAGACGGTGACTTCGATGCGCTGGAAACCTTACCGCTTGATATGCAGGCTGATTTACTTATCGACTTTGATAAGTGGTCACACGAGCTACTGTCTGAGGCTATGCATCAGTACGACAACAACTCGGCTGAGTGGATCTACTCGTTGTTCAGTGACAACCGGCCAGATGATCCGTTCATCAAGAAGTTGCGCGCTGCTTACTGGCATGACGCCAGAACCTGCATCCAAGAAGCCATCGCGGAAGCGGTCGGCGTTTACTTTAATCCACTAGTTTGAGGGGGTCTGATAATGAGTAACTACGATGCCGTGATGGAAGAAGGCTGGAAGGATCTTGTTCGTTACCTAAAGAAAGAGTACCGGCGTGGTTTTGAGTGTGGCTACCACGGTCGCTACATGGAGCTTGAGCCACGCACAAGCGATGCTTATGCGCAGGGCTTTGCTCGTGGTTATGAGCTGGCACAGATGGAGTACGCGGCCTCTGCGGCTCCACAGCAGGGTTACGAGGACGTGACCTACGAAGAAATGGCAAAGGGAGCTTAGTCATGGAAATAGAAAAAGGAATACCGATTCCGAGAAAAAAAAGCAACGCAAAATGGGTCAAGGTTGTCGGCTTAATGGAGGTTGGTGACAGCATATTAATAAACGGCAAAGACACTAAGTCTAATGAGTGTCGTTGTGTTCGACAGGCCGCTAAAAATTTAGGCTTCAAAATGTCAGCCCGAAACGTTTGTGAAGGCGTTCGGTTGTGGAGGGTTCAATAATGACAGGCAAAGTAAAAATCCACGGTAAAGAATATAAGACCGTGGCACTTCGAGTCGCAGAGTTTAGGGCGGCACATCCAGACTACACCATTCAAACAGAGCTGATTGAGGCCAATGACGTGCTAGTCATTATGAAGGCCACGATAGCAATCGGTGGCGTAGTTATATCAACAGGACACGCTGAAGAAGTTAGAGCGGCTAGCAAGATTAATAAAACGTCAGCGCTCGAGAATGCAGAGACTAGCGCTGTTGGCCGCGCTTTAGCGTTCTTCTCTTCTAGTTTAGCGGGAACAGAAATCGCGTCTGCTGATGAGTTAATTAATGCTTTGAATCAACAAAATTCTCAAAAAATGTTGGTTGAAGAAACTGAATTAGCCCACAAGGCGGCTAAGAACGCAATTGAAGTAAACCAAAGTCTAGAGGCGCACAACGAAGCGTTACAGCGTAACTTCGCATCGGTCTATTTCATCAAGGAGCATCTGGCCTTGCAGAGCTGGGAGGCCGTAGCAGAGGCATGGGGCGAGATCACCAACGACGATAAGAAAGCGTTGTGGCTGGCACCAAGCAAAGGCGGGATCTTTACGACAGCAGAGCGTAAAGACCTTAAATCAAACGAGTTTAACGAAGCACGCAAACTGATATTAGGAGAAGCGTAATGGAGTATGACAACACAAACCGCGGTGTTCTATTTAAGAACAACGAGAAGTCAAAAGAGACTGACCCTGACTACAAGGGCAGCTACATGAACGCAGACGGTGCCGATCACTGGCTGAATGCATGGATTGCCAAGGACAAAAACGGCAACGCCTATATGCGCCTCAGTACAAAGCTTAAGCAAGAGGTTCACGCAAAGGGTATGCAACAGGCGCGTCAAGCTTTGGCGCCTAAGCCAGATGAAGGCTTTGATACTGACATACCGTTCTAGGTGGAGATTGAGATGAACCAGAACCTTAACAGTCCGGGCTTTAGTTTGACGGCCTTACTTGATCTATGCGGTGACCCGGCAGGCACCGCTATGGCTAAGAAGCTAGAGGTAACGCCTATGACTGTTTACCGCTGGAAGAACAGCGATGATATGTCGCTGACCCGCGCGATCAAACTGGCCGATTACTTCGGCCTTTCATTGCACGACTTTTTAACTTGGGAGAGTAAAAATGAGTCAGACAATTCAAATCTTAAACCACTTGTCGAAGTCGCCTCTGACAGCGATGGAGGCACTGCATAACTACGGTTGCTTTCGGCTAGCGGCTAGGATTAATGATCTCAGGATGCAGGGTCATCAGATCCATACTGAGGTCACGGTGAGAGATGGCAAGCGGTACGCTACTTATCACTTGCTCAATAAAAAGCCCCTCGATTGAGGGGCTAAGGGAGAAACCACTATGACTGTGAAGTTTTTTAGTGGTAGTCTTGACCTCGGCTATGAGAGAAGACTTGGGTAGTATACACCTAGTGTACGTTATGGGACACCCCTGTACGTCTTCGGACTACCCTCGTCTTCCTCTTTTGTCAGAAATTACTGGGCGTTAGGCCGAGGAACCTAAGAACCTCGGAGACGGAGTTGACCCTCTCTAAGATGCGCCCCGCTGGTCGAGAGCAGATCAAGCGGATAGATGTCAAGATTCGATACAGTAATTAACGCTCGTCATTATTAACTTATGGATTGTTGTCCGTTAGGACATCAAAAGGGGAAGTGTGGATGTCTGTTATTCAATACTTTGACTTTTTTAAAAGTGATGGCGTTCATCAAATTTCTGTAGATGATGCGAGGCCGTATATAATGGACATACATTATGCCAAACGTATGCCATCCATTAGTTACGCTTACGGTTTGTTTGAGCGCTCAAATTTGATTGGTATTGTGACTTTCGGATCACCAGCCTCAGACCCCTTATGTCGGGGTGTCTGTGGTCCAGAGCATAAAGAAAAAGTAATCGAGCTGAACCGTCTCGTGTTGTTGCACAACGAAAAAAACCAAGCCAGCATTTTAGTGTCTCAGGCGATAAAGAAGCTCCCAAAACCCAAAATCATAGTCTCTTATGCCGACACGGCTCAAAGTCATGTGGGTTATGTGTATCAGGCTACAAATTTCTATTTCACAGGCACAACAAAAGAACGAACAGATATTGCGGCGATAGAGGGAAAGCATCCAAGGCATCATGCAGGTGATAGGAAAAGCAGGGTGCAGAGAAGTAGTAAGCACAGGTATGTTTTTTTTCATGCAAGTAAGACTGAGCGCAAGAAATTGCTTAGAGCGTTGCGCTATGAAATACAAGAAAATTATCCGAAAGGTGGATCAGAATGATTATTTTGAATGATGGTACGTACTTTGAAGTGGACGATGAATACTCTGTCTACCTCCAGCAGAGTTACCCCGGCTTAGACGTACACCGAGAGCTACTAGCAATGGCCGCATGGTCTGATGCTAATGCTAGTAAGCGTAAGACTAGGAAGGGCATCAAGCGCTTTGTGACAGCATGGCTTAATAAGGCCAGCAAAGAAGAGCGTGGTATATCTCCGTTTGCTGCTCAGATACCTCAAACACAGGATCGTGGTAAAATCGGGCTGAAGGCTTGGACATCGGTGGACTGTTTGACCCACGATTTCATGGAATCAGAGGCGTTTCGTCAGCGATGCCTCGCGCAGTATGGTCAGTATATGACGCTGGATGGCCGGAGGGTCGAGGCGTGAGCATATACACAGGAAAGCCGTATAACGCGATGACCATCAAGCCAGACGGCTCCGGGCAGATTGCAGGTTGGCAGGCAGAGGCGGCATTCGCGCACGAGCTGTTAGCCAGAAACATTCCATTCTCTTACGTTGGGCCATTGAAAGGCCATTATGATTTTGTCGTTAACGGTAAGAAAGACGTAACCATTGACGTTAAGGCTAAGAAGCGCAACGTACCTCCCTGTTCAACGCAAGAGGGTCACGTCACTTTAGATCAGAAAGATTACAAGGTTCAGGGTTATGTGTTTGCCTCTGTGACAAACGATGACGTGTCGTTTATGGGATGGATGTGGAAATCGCATTTTTGGGATAAAGCCCGGGTAGTTTACAAAGGGCAAGACACAGGTCTTTTTATCGAGAGAGCAGATGCTGGCAAGCTAGAGTACGCGCGTATGGCGCCGATGGACGCTTTATGGGGGGGCTTGAAGAATGTCACAGCGCTGGACAGTCACTAACAAATTCCAAGCCGAGCAGTTCTGTAACTACATTATGGAGCATAGAGACTCAGGTAAGGTCTACGAGATTCTAGAGCCGAAGCTAACGTCACAGCAGATGAAGGCAATACACGCCTATTGTGACGACATAGCACGCGCTCTGGCGGCCTCTGGGCACGATATGCAACAAGTGGTAACCCTTCCTATAGAGCCAACAGGAATCCTCGTCAAAGAGATTATATGGCGTCCTGTGCAAAAGGCCATGTTCGATAAAAAATCAGTAACGCAGCTAAAGATGCACGACGTTGATGACGTGTATCGAGTCATTGCAAAACACCTTGCCGAGACTCGTGATATAGACGTGAGATTCGGACGGGAGTAGATAATTCTGGGGGGAATTATGGGCAATGTCGCAAGAGCATTTACGGAAGAAGAGGCGCGGCAAATACTAGAAAAAGTCACGCTGACTGAAAAGCAGAAAGAGGCCATTGAGCTGTGTTGGGTGGATAAGATGACCGTCCACCAGATAGCCGAAAAGCTAAACATCGACCGCAAAGCCGTCAGAGATCGCTTAAAAGGCGTTTTAAGAAAAAGCGCATTGCAGGGTTTTTCCCCGCGTCACGACAGGCTAAACGTGATCCCTGAAGGCGAGGTCACCCGCGGTCACTCTATTCTCTATGATGCCGATAACAAGCCCATTATGACGTGGGTAAAGACCCGGGCTGATGCTAACCAACAGATCGAGATGATGCGCGAGATCGTGCAGGCAATGTCTGAAGAGATAGAGCCAGAGGCTCCAATTCCCGCTCCCGAGGTAAACGCGGATCACCTGCTTAACTGTTTTGTGGTTACCGACTATCACATGGGGATGCTAGCCGACAAAGACGAGGTCGATGCCTCTGGTCAGACAGGCAACGGTGACTGGGATCTCAAGATCGCTGAGGAGACACTAATTAACTGGTTTGCCGAAGCAATACGGATAAGCCCTGATGCCGATACCGCGGTGTATGCCCAGCTCGGAGACTTCGCTCACTATGACTACGAGCCGCTCACACAAGCGTCCAAGCATCTTCTAGATAGCGATTCGCGCAATTTCAAGATTGTCCGGGCGACTATCCGGGTGACTCGAAAGATCATTAAGATGCTGTTGGAAAAGCATAAGCACGTCCATGTGAAGTGGTGTGACGCTAACCACGATCCATTTTCTGCTATTTGGATGCGCGAATTACTAACGGCGTTATACGAAAACGAACCCCGGGTCTTCATCGATAACACGGCAGATACTTACTACTGCTATGAGTTTGGTAAAACGGCGCTGTTTTTCCACCACGGCCATAAACGCAAGGTAGCTAATGTTGATACGGTGTTTGCTGCTAAGTACCGCGAGGTGTTTGGTAGGACAGAATACGCCTACGCTCATATGGGGCACTATCACTCAATTGATAAGAAAGAGACAAACCTTATGGTCGTGGAGCAACACCGGACGTTAGCCAGTGCCGATGCTTATAGTAGCAGGGGCGGCTGGCTCAGTGGCAGAGAGGCAAATGTCATCACGTACCACAAAGCGTACGGTCAGGTGGCGTATAATACGATTTCCTATAAGATGATTACAGAGTGAGGATGGCGATGATACCTATGATGCGAGCACCAGTACCCGGCGGCGGTTCAGCAGTATTTTTAGTAGAGCAGATCGGTGGCGCCATTAGTAACAAACAAAACAACGAGTGGACTGACGTCTTTGTCGAGCCATTTATCGGATCGATTACAATAGAGATGGATGTCGATGCATTTTCTGAAATGTGGCTGACAGCCCTTGTAAGCGATGCAGAGGACTTTGATGAGCATGGCAAGGCCATCGATTACGAAGCGCCCCTGCATTAAATGCCGGCGGGTTATGGCGCCTGAGTTTGAGTTGAACAAGCTGCGCGGTTGGAGATGTCAGTGTGGACACTATGACAAGGCGATATTAAGAGAGCGAAGATTTACCAAAGACGATGCCGAAGCCGAAAACCGTAGGTAAGTTAAAGCAGGACGCCGCAACGCTCTTGCAGAAGTTGGTGCGCATGAAGTACGCAGACGACAACGGTTTGTGCGAGTGCGTAACCTGTGGAAAAGTAGGCCATTACAAGGACATGGACGGTGGTCATTTTGTCAGCCGCAGGTGGACCGCAACCCTGTTGGTAGAGGAAAACATACACCCGCAGTGCAAGGGCTGTAATAACTTCCGCAATGGCGCGCCAGACGATTACGCGCTGTTTATGATCGACACCTACGGCATGGAAGCTATGAGGGAGCTGATCGACTCAAAGCACAGGGTGGTCAAGTACACGCGCATAGACCTCGAAGACATGATCGCCGACATCAAAGACAGAATCAAAGAGCAAGAGCAGCGTCTGGCGGGTGTGTGAGACGGCTAACGGGGTGGTAGCACACCCCGCGCCTCGATACCAACAGGAATTAGAATCGTTCGATAACTATAACACGATATGTAGTATAATGGTCATGCCTATTTTGGAGGTGACTATGTGTACGACAGTGAAGCGTGCCATGTTCTGTACTCGCAATGGCTACAAGCACATCGAGAACCTAGAGAAAATTTGCGTTCTTGTTGGGCGACTGAAAGGACTTACCGAGTCCGAGTATCTCGATCTCTGTGCTGTGAGTAAGCTAGAGAATCAGCGAGCGCTTGAACTGGCTAAACACTTCCCCGCCCGGTAGTTGAATCGGGAACCCGCAGGGTGAGCCACCCCAGATTACTGCCCCCTAAATTTAATAAAAACCCTTTAAACCCCTTGCGCAACATAACACATCTTGTTATCTTAACTGTGTCGGGGATGTCCCGGCTTGTCTAAAGGGAGAGACACATGAAGGCATTTGTATCAGTTGACGGGTTTGATATTAACAAGGCGGCAATCGAGCGTTATTACGAAGTTGATTGCTACGATGACGACGCAGAGTGTCCTGCATCAGAGTTTCGTTTTTTTCTTACGCTCGAAGCAGAGAACGGTCAGCGTTTTGCTCATCGTTATGAGTTTGAGACTATTCTTCAAGCCGAAGCATTTCGCCGTAAGGTAGGCGCCAAAGTCGGTAGCGTCGATTGGCTGGGTAAAGAAATTGACGGCGGTAAGTGGTTAGAGTCTTTACTTGCTGGTGATAACGAGCATTGGTTCGAAGCTGATCCAGCTTATGGCTCGCAGGTTTGGGTTGCTAACGATTGCGATTATCTGCAGTACGACGAGCAAGAAGTTGCATTTTACGGGGCCGCATAAGCGGCCTTTACCTAGGGAGAAGGGATATGAGTAATTTTTGGAGCTGGCTAGAAAATCGCATCGCCGAGTACGAGGTTGCGCGTCAGCGTGGCCTAAAGGCTTACTACACTCGCCTCCAACGTGCGGCGGCTAAACTTAACGAAGGCTCGGAGCCTATTTTTTCTAAGAAGTCTGGCCGCTTACACGCGCCCTTTGACGGCTATGTTTGGGTTTGGTGCGAGGGTGACAATGAGTTTGAGGCGGCTTATCTCGCGGGCCAGTATTTGCCCTTCCCTAAAGAGCGCGAAAGCATTGCTCTAGGTGCATTCGCAGAAGAGACAAAGTTTGTTGTTCCTGCCGACCGTGCTGACAAGTTCATGATGCAATGGCAGGAGTTGCCAGCAGTGACTCGCGAGATTGTCAGCGTTTACGCGTCACGCGTGTTCGACGACAAGCACGGTAAGGCAATGCGCTATGTGACTGTCTCGCACTGTCCGCAGGACATTTGCGAAGCTATTCACGAAAAGCTGGTTGGCGATTTGATTCGGTTGCAGAAGTATCAACAAGAGCAACGTGATGTACAACGCGCAGAGCGTGATGCGGCGCACGAGGCTGGCGAAGATGCGCCAGAGGGACGTGTTGTTATTACTGGCACGGTACTGGCGTTTAAGGTTCAGGAGTCGATGTATGGCGATGTGCTTAAAATGCTTGTTCAGGATGATCGCGGCTTTCGTGTGTGGGGTTCTGTACCAGCTAGTCTAGACGATGCAGAGCGTGAATCGCGCATAACCTTTACCGCTACTGTGACAGCGTCAGACAAAGACGCTAAGTTTGGTTTTTTCAAGCGGCCTGTAAAAGCCGCAGTCATTGATGAGGCAGTGGCCGCATGAGCGGCCTTTCTGTTATGGCGAATAAGATAGAAAACTTACAAGGCGGCGCCGTCATGAGCTACACCGAAATCGGTAAACGATTAGGTATCTCTCGGCAGCAGGCGCAACGGCACGCGCAACGTGGCATCAAGAAGCTAAAAAGTAACCCCATACTGAAGGGTTACCTCGATCAACTACCCGAGGAGGTGCGATCATGGGAGAAGTAGTACAAGGCAATTTCCAACCCGCGAAGACAGACATGGCGTTTGTAGAGGCCATTGATCACTTAAAGCAGGACATCCACGCTAGTGTCGAGATGTTCACAGAGCGCGGTAGTGATACGGAAAAGTTTGCGTGGCTGTTTGTGTTTATGTGCTCGATAGAAAATCTCCGCCAGCATGGCGCTGATGTCGATTACCTGCGAGGGCTTATCAACGCCTACGAGAAAGAGCGCGACGGTATTCATTAAGATTTAGTGCGTTAACAATCGCCGTTTCACTGGGGGAACAATGAAGCTAACACCAAAAGAGCTTGCAGAAGCCAAAAAACTGCATGAGAAGGGCGTTGATACGTGGTCGCTATCGCAAGCCTTTAACATCCACTACTCAACCATGCGGCGCTATCTACGCCAGTATGATCTCTATGGAGAGTCCATATTTAGCCCTAACCCGCAATATGTTGAGAAGTCAGACCAATAAACCTACAATATAGGGGTCATTAGCAGTGAGGCGGGGGCTATGCTGCAGGTGGTTTCGATAGAGTGGCACGTTATCGAGCAAGGTAATATGCCCGCAGAAGAGAAAACCGTGCTGGTCGCATTCGACGATATGACCGTCGAGTCTTGGCCTTTAACTACTAATGACATTATGGACGGTGAGATCCGGGCAGGACACAGCATGGGGCTGTACTGGGCCGACTCAATACCGCACCCAGACGAGGAATGAACGGTGGCAATGACAAGGCAGCAGAAGATCGCCGCAGATGTTAAGAAAGGCACAAGAGATAAAATCGATGCCGGACGTCTGTTGGCGCAAATCACTGATAACATTGGGAAAATAGGTGAGCTGGACGCAGAAAGTCCTACCTTCCATAACGACCTTAAGAAGTATGAGGCGATGCAGCGTGATAACTTCCGGTTGTTTAACAAGGTATTGCCCGACCTTAAACAAGTAGATGCCGATTTAACGAGTAGCGATGGCTCTATGACCCCACCTACGGTGATTGAACTTGTCGCAAAAGGTCTCGATTGAACTACCTCCGAAACTAGCCGACCTATTTACCGGGGAAGCTAGATACCGTTGCTCCTACGGTGGCCGGGGTTCTGCTAAGACACGCTCATTTGCATTGATGACCGCGGTATGGGGAATGCGCTGGGGTGTTGCCGGGAAGCAGGGTCAGATACTGTGTGCACGTGAACACCTCAACTCTCTCGACGAGTCCTCAATGGAGGAGGTCAAGTCAGCCATACGCTCGGTCGAGTGCTTGGATAACTACTACGAGATAGGCGAGAAGTACATCCGATCTAGAGATGGCAGGATTACCTATGTCTTCTCTGGTCTGCGCAGGAACCTCGATAGCATTAAGTCTAAGGCTCGCATCCTTCTGTGCTGGGTGGACGAGGCAGAGACTGTCACTGAGACAGCATGGCAGAAACTTATCCCTACAGTACGAGAGGACGACTCAGAGATATGGGTAACATGGAACCCGGAGTCTAAACAGTCAGCGACTCACAACCGTTTC